TACTATTATGACTGGAACTGGTAATATTTCTACCAATGTCAGCATAACAAATACTGAAGCAAGGTTCTATTCTAAGAGAAATATATCAAATGTTGGATATAATTCTACAACTGGTTTAACTACAGTTACTACTTCAACTCCTCACGGATTAATAGCTGGGGAACAAGTATTCGTTTCTGGTATTGCATTTACTTGTGATTACAAACCATCTGTTAATATTAGTAATGTTGGATACCATACAGTAACTGGTATTATGACCGTTACTACTTCTGCTGGACATGGTTTAACAACTTACGGAACAGTAGCAAGTACTGTACTTCTAAGTGGAATTGGCATGACTTGTGGATTAGATGCTGGTTCATCCACTCACACATATCCAAGGACAACTGATCCAACTTATAATGGTAATAAAGTTCTTGAAGTTCTAAGTTCTACTCAATTTGTAGTTAATGTTGGTGTTTCAACTGTACCAACATTCTATCAATCAGGTGGTACTGCTCAAGGAGCAATTATTGCACCAAGAAAGACTGATAGAGCATTTACAGGTGAACCTATTCTTAGGATAGTAAGTCCAACATCATTTGAAATTAATAGTGGTATATCAACAAGAGTTCATCGCTATGCAAGAGGTGGAACAGTTGATAAGAAGACTGAAATAATTATTGACCCACCACGTTCATATCAAGATATACCACTTTATTATTCTTCCAGTTCAGTTTCTGGAGTTGGATCTAATTCAACCGCAGATATTGTTGTTGGTCAAGGTTCAAGTGTAATTGATTTCTCTATTGATCTTAAAGGATATGGTTATGGTGTAGATGAAATACTAACAGTTCCTATTGGTGGACTTACTGGTATTCCAACAACTTCTGCATATAGTGGAAATGAATTCCAACTTACAGTTCAGAAAGTATTTGAAGATGAATTTACTGGATGGACAGTTGGTGAACTTCAAGTATTAGATGATCCTTCTAAGAATTTTAACGGAACTAAGAGAGCATTTAATTTAACTCTTGCAGGAACTTTAATTTCAATTCTTGCCAAGAGAGGATCAAGAATTAATGTTCAGGATGTTCTTCTTGTATTTGTTAATGATGTTTTACAAGTCCCTGATGAAGGATATACATTCCCTGGTGGTAGTTTAATAACCTTTACTGAACCACCTAATCCAGGAGATACTTGTAAGATACTCTTCTATAAAGGAACTGGTGATACTGATGTTCTCTTTGTAGAGATTATTGAAACTGTTAAGAAAGGTGATAAACTTACAATTAGTGCTAATCCTGATAAGGGACATCCTTATCATTGGAGTGAAGAAGATAGAGCTGTTCTTAGAGTTGATTCTACTGATAAAGTAACTACACCAACATATAATGGACCAGGAAATACATCAGATGAGACATTAGAAAGACCAGTTAAGTGGTGTAGACAAACCGAAGATAAGATTATTAATGAAATTGAGATAGGTAAAGATAGGGAATTATATGAAGCAGTAATTAATCCATGTGCTCATATTACCAAATCTGTCGGTATTGGTTCTTCATCAGTTTACATGACGAATGTTCAACCATTCTTCAACCCTGCAAATGAAAATGATCAGACAGTTACATTCCAAGATAAGATTAACTTTATAAATCAAGATGCAAAATTACCAGCATTTGGTACTGCTTCTGTATCTGGATTGGGTACTATATCGTCTATTACAATAACTGATGGTGGTGCTGGTTATTCAACTGCAACGATAAGTGTTGCAAGCACAGTGGGTGTGGGTACAACTACACAAATGTTTGGTAATGTTACTATAAGTGCTGGTGGAACAGTTTCTGGTATTGCAATTACTAGTCCTGGATATGGTTATACTTCAGCAAATAACCCATATGTCCTTATCAGTCCACCAACTCTTGATGATTATGAGGAAAATGCAGTTAATGCTTGGCATGGAGATCATGGTGTAATTGTTGGATTTGGAACTACTGCCTTAACTGGTGTTACAACCCAATTCGTCTTTGATTTACATATTCCTTGGAATTCTTACTTAAGAGATGATACTCATGCCGCTAATGCTATAGTTAAGAGTGGTATAAACAAAAATGACTACTTTATGGTATTTGATAGTAATGTTGGTTCTGCATCAACAACTATCAGGGCAATGGATAATAATTCAGGAGATGTTATTAGTATTGGAAATTCACATATAGATGGCATTTATGTTGTCAAAAGTGCTTCCGATGTTGTTGGACCTGCAGGTTATGATGGATTTGGATCAACAACTCTTAGAAGAGTAATTTGCGATGTTCAAGATCCTTTCACATTTACAAATAATGCTGGTGTAAATACAACTGGTATAATTACAACAAATGGAGGTAATCCTTATTTGGGTGCCTTTAGTTGGGGTCGTATTGATGTTAAATCAAGGGCTGGACTAAATTCCTATACTGCATATACTTTGAGTGGTTTAGGAACTAACGATGTTACTGGAATTCAAACTTCTATGAAAATTCAGAGAACTGCATCGTTAAAATATAAAAATTATGATACTTAATAAATAATAAAAAAACTCTGTCAAATGGCTGCCATTATAACTGATCAGATAAGAATATTGAATGCTAAGAACTTTGTTTCTGGTGTGACATCCAGTGCGAATGCATATTATTCATTCATCGGATTACCAAATCCAAACGATTATCAATCTGATTGGGATACTACTCCCCCATCACCCAAAGATAATTTTTCTGAAGAGAATGATTATTGGGATACTATGGTTGCACTGAAGAAAATTAATTCTTCAGATGTAAGACAAGTTATTCCGAAACGATCATGGTCTTCAGGAACAACTTATGATATGTATCGACATGATTATAGTCGATCAAAGACGGCAGCAGTTTCGGGTGCAACTAATCTTTATGCATCATTTTATTATGTAATGAATACTGATTATCAAGTGTATGTTTGTTTACATAATGGAAGTGATCCAGATAATGCAGGAGGAAAACCCTCATTAGATGAACCAACATTTACTGATTTAGAACCAAGATCAGCAGGATCAAGTAATGATGGGTATGTTTGGAAGTATTTGTATACAATTACTCCAAGTGATGTTATAAAATTTGAAACTACCGATTTTATACCTGTTCCTGCAAATTGGGAAACTGCTACGGGTACTGCTGCGGTTAGAGATAATGCAGTTGATGGATCTATTAAGATAGTTACCGTTACTAATCGTGGTGTTGGTCTTGGTACAGCAAATAGAACTTATACAAGGGTTCCTATTAAAGGTGATGGAAGTGATGCAGAATGCACAGTTATTATAAACAATGATTCTAAAGTTGATACTGTAACAATATCAAATCAAGGATCTGGTTATACATATGCCAATGTTGATTTAATTGCGGGTGGGGTTCCAACAGGATCCACGATCCCAACTATGGATGTTATCATTCCACCAAAAGGTGGTCATGGAAAAGACATTTATAGAGAACTTGGTGCATATAATGTTCTTTTATATTCAAGAATTGAAAATGACAATGAAAATCCAGATTTTGTAACTGGAAATCAAATTGCAAGAGTAGGAGTTGTTGAAAATCCAGAAGTTAGTGTTGGAACTTTATTGTCTGTTGATAAAGCAAGTGCAACTGATGCCTTGAGACTAACTGGTACTGGATATAGTTCTGCAACATTTACTGCAGATGCATATTTAACTCAAACAATAGCAACAGGAACAACTGCTGTTGGTAGAGTTATAAATTATAACCAAACAACAGGCGTATTAAAGTATTGGCAAGATAGATCTGTATCTGGATTTGCCACTGTTGGTACTGCAGAAACCAATCCAAAATATGGATTTAATTTGAATCAATTTACTGCTACACCTTCAAGTGGTGGTAGTGTAACAATTGTTCCTTCAACAGGATCTAATTTGGAAATTGATACAAACTTCACGGGTATCTCTACCATAATAAATAATAAAACATATTACCTTGGTCAATCATTTACTGCTGGAATAGCGGGTCCTGAAGTTAGAAAACATGCAGGAAACATAATCTATGTCGATAATCGACCAGCAATAACCCGATCAGCTAACCAAAAAGAAGATATTAAAGTTATCTTGCAGTTCTAAAGAATTATGTCTCAGCAAACGAATTTAAACGTCGCACCTTATTTTGATGACTTTGATGCTGCGAACGATTATCACAGAGTTTTATTTAAACCTGGATATCCAGTACAGGCTAGAGAATTAACATCTCTACAATCAATATTACAGAATCAAATTGAAAAATTTGGTCAACATTTCTTTAAAGAAGGTGCTAAGGTAATACCAGGAAATACGGGATTTACTCAACGTTATAAATGTGTTCAATTAAACAATAATTATCTTGGAGTACCTGTAGAAGCATATGCTGATCAATTAGTTGGAACAAAGATAAGCGGAGAACGTTCAGGTGTTACTGCATTTGTTGATAAAGTTTTATCACCTAATGATTCTGAAAGAGGAAATTTAACACTTTATATTAATTATTTAAATTCAAGTACTGCAAATAATTCTACTGAAGAATTTTCTGATGGAGAAAATTTAACTTGTAGTGAAACAATAACGTCTGGTCTTCTTGGTAATACAACAATTGCACCTGGAACTCCATTTGCACAGTCATTATCTACAGAAGCAACTGCTGTCGGATCTGCATTTCAGATTCAAGATGGTATTTATTTTATTAGAGGAAATTTTGTAAATGTTAATCAAGAAACTCTTATATTAGATCAATATAGTTTTAAACCATCATATAGAATTGGTTTATTTGTTGATGAAGAGATTATTAATGCTGATATTGATGAAACTCTGAATGATAATTCTCAAGGATTTAATAATTATTCTGCACCAGGTGCCGATAGATTAAAAATATCTGTTAGATTATTTAAAAAGGCAACAAACGATTTTGATGATGATAGTTTTGTTGAACTTGCTACTGTTGTTAATGGTGTATTAAAATCAGATACTACCAAAGGAGGTACTGGTGGAGTAGGATATAAGGATTGGACAGACACTCTTGCAAGAAGAACATTTGCAGAATCTGGAGATTATTATGTGAAACCATTCAATTTAACCGTAATGGATTCATTGAATGATGGTCTTGGTAATAAAGGTATTTTTGAAGCTGGTCAGTATACGTATGGTGGAGCAACTGCATCTTCCGATTTAGCACTTTATAAGTTTTCACCAGGTAAAGCATTTGTTCGTGGATATGAGATTCAGGTTGATAATCCAACATTTTTAGATGTTAAAAAACCAAGAACAACTAAAGAAGTTAAAGATCAGTCAATAATATACAATACTGGTCCTACATTAAAGGTAAATAGAACACTTAGAAGTCCAACACTTGGTATTGGAAATACTTATACTGTAAGTTTAAGAGATCGAAGAGTAGGTCTTACTTCAGATACAAGTGCTGTTGGAACTGAAATAGGTATTGCAAGAGTTTATGATTACAGATTAGAGTCTGGATCATATGATGCTAATAATGCATCTTTAAATGAATGGAATCTTTCATTATTTGATGTTCAAACATATACTAAATTAAATTTAAACCAAGCAACTTCACTCTCTGTACCGACTTATGTTAAAGGTGCTAATAGTGGTGCAACTGGTTTTATAAGAACTGCAGTTAGTAGTAGTGTTGAAGTATGCATATATGAAACAGCTGGTGAATTTATTAAAAATGAGGCACTAATATTTGATGGTGTTGCTGATGGAAGAATTGCTGTAGCAGTAACTGCTTATAAATTATCAGATGTAAAATCTGTTTATGGTACTAATGATAGAGTTACTGGTATTAATACTTTTAATGCTGACGTAGTTCAATCTGATGGTGTTTTTATCGGAGCAGCAAAAATTGCTAATGAGACTAGTAATTCAAGTACTGTAACAAGTGCAAATCCATTATTCCCTGCGAATATTAGTGTTGGTAATTTAGTTCAATATAGTGATGAAACAAGTGGTGGAGATCCAATTACTGCAAGAGTTACTGCTACTACAAGTTCTAATATTACTATTGCTGGAGTAACAACAGTTCCTGGAGTTGTTAATGGTAAACTGCCTGGTATAGGAGTTGGTTATACTGTTGGATTTAATGCTTCTGATTTTACAGTATTAACTACTGAACTTACTGGTTCTTCTGATAATACATTATACACTCATTTACCAAGAACTTCTATTTCAAATGTTGACGTAACAGATGCAACATTAACTATTAGAAAAACATTTACTGTTAATATAACTAACGGTCAACTTGATGCTTCTACTATTCCTACTGCGGGAACAAATGAAACATTTTTAGCATTTGATGAAGAAAGATATGCTTTAGTAAGATCTGACGGTACTACAGAGGCATTAAATGCGTCTTGGTTCTCATTTGGTGGTGGTGGAGCAACCTGTCAGATTTACGGTCTTGGTGCTAATGATACTAATGCAACTCTTATTGCTACGTTAAGAAAAGGTAAGCCAAAGGCAAAACTTAAGGTAAAGGATAGAGTAAGAACATTATTAGTTGATAAGTCCTCAAAATCAGGATCTGGTATTGGTGCTACTACATTAAATGATGGTTTAACATATGGTAATTATCCATTTGGAACAAGAGTTCAGGATGAAGTTATCTCTTTAAATGTTCCTGATGTAATTGAGATACATGGTATTTTTGAATCTCCAAATGTAGGAGATCCATCTGCACCAGCAATTAATCTTACTTCAATAACAAATCTTTCAGGAACAACTTCTGATTTATTAGTTGGTGAAGTAATAAAAGGTGCAACATCAGGTGCAATTGCTATTGTTGGTGAAAAGGAAACTTCTGCAAAGATTACAATTCTTTATAAGAATGATTTAAGATTTAAAGAAGGTGAAGTAATTACCTTTGCTGAATCTAATACTACAGCAGTAGTTGCTACTTTAGAAACACTCAGTTTTGATGTTTCTGGGAATTATACTTATGAGAGTGGTCAAGAACCAACTTTCTATGATTATGGTAGAATAAACAGAAAACCAGATTCTGAAGAGGCATCGAAGAAGTTAAAAGTATATTTTAAGAGTGCATCTTATGATTCTAATGATACTGGGGATATTACCACAGTAAATTCATATGCTGATTTTGATCCATCTACTGAAATTACAGGTATTGGTGGATTCCGTGCTACTGATATAATTGATATTAGACCAAGAACTTCAGTATATACTACTGCAATAAATTCACGTTCTCCTCTTGAATTTGATGGTAGAACATTTAATGCTGCTGGAAACTCTGCTGCAAACATTTTATCTTCTGATGAAGCAATCTTTAGTCATTATTCATATTATCAAGGTAGAAAAGATAGAGTTTATCTAACAAAAGATGGTAAATTCCAAGTTAAATATGGAGATCCTTCAGATAATCCAAGAAAACCTTCTCCAGTTGATGATGCTTTAGAAGTAGCTCAAATTTCATTACCACCATATCTCTATTCTACTGAACAAGCTTCTGTTAATTTCATGGAGCATAAGAGATTTAGAATGAGGGATATTAAAGGTTTAGAAGATAGAATCAGAAGCCTTGAATATTACACATCATTATCTCTATTAGAAACAAATACTGCTAATATGTTTGTTTCGGATGGTTCTGGATTAAATCGTTTTAAATCTGGATTCTTTGTTGATAATTTTAATGGATTCAAACCACAAGACGATAGAATAAAGATTAATAATAGTATTGATAGAAAGCATAAGGAACTTAGACCAAGACATTATACCAACTCTGTTGATATGGTATTTGGTCCAGTTATAAATGTTGATCCAACTGCTGATTTATCTACAGCAGCAATAGAAGGTAATAATGTCAGAAAAGCAAGTGATATTATTACATTGGATTATAGTGAAGTAGAATATATTAAACAAGATTTTGCGACAAGAGCAGAGAGTGTAACTCCTTTCTTGATTAGTTTTTGGCAAGGTACTCTTGATATAACACCTGCTTCAGATACTTGGATAGATACGGTTAGATTAGATCCAAAGATTATTCAGGTTGAAGGTGATTATGCATCAACGATGAAGATGATGGTAGAAACTGAGGGTATAGATCCACAAACTGGCATGGGACCTCAAGTTTGGGGTGTATGGGAAACTACTTGGACTGGTGTTACTGAAACTTTTCATGAACAAATGAATACAACCACATCTGATGGTCCTGAATGGGATGTTGGTGGTTGGCCTAATGGTGATCCTTCAACCAACCCTGCAAAGATATACTTTACAAGAACAACAACTACAACACAGGATCTTTATAAAGAAACTGTAAGGGAAGGTGTTGCAAGAAAAGAAAGTAATAGAACTATTGTAACTGAATCATTTGATCAAGAAACTCTTGGGGATAAGGTTGTAAGTAGGGATTTAGTTCCTTATATGAGATCAAGAAATATTGAATTTGTTAGTGAAAGAGTAAAACCATTAACTCGTCTATATGCCTTTATGGACGGGCAAAATGTTACAAAATATTGTGTTCCAAAATTATTAGAAATTGAAATGACAACTGGTTCTTTCCAAGTGGGAGAAACTGTTAAAGGAATTACTATAGGAACAGGAATTGGTGATGAAACAGTTCCAGGAGTCAATGCTCAAATAACATTTAGAGTTGCTCAATTAAATCATAAGAAAGGAACATATAATGTTCCAGATAAAACATTTAAGGAAAATCCTTATACAAATAACCCACTATCATCTACATATTCTTCTACATCAACAATATTAAATGTTGATACTTTCTCATTAGCAGATCAGGCAACTGGTGATTTCTGGGGTTGGGTAGAATCTGGAATGACACTTACTGGTCAAAGTTCTGGTGCTGAAGCAAAAGTCACAAATGTAAGACTTATATCTGATTTATCAGCAGTTTGTATTGGTAGTTTCTATATTCCAGATCCAAATATTGCTTCACATCCAAGATTTGAGACAGGAACTAAATTATTCAATGTTACAGATGAACCAACAAATGATGCAGATGTAGCATCTACTGTTGCTGACGAAACATATACTGCTGCTGGTACATTAGAAACTGTACAGGAAGAAATTCTTTCTATTAGAAATGCTAAGATTGAGAAGAAAAAAGAATTCCAAGAGAAGCATGTTAATGAAACTTTAGGAGCTCAACTTGTTGGCAGTACAGTTGTTAGTCAATCTGAAGAGGATATCTATGTTGGATGGTATGACCCTCTTGCACAATCTTTCTTAGTTGATGAATCAACTGGTGTATTTGTCACTAAGTGTGATGTTTACTTCAAGACCAAGGATGATATGGATATCCCTTGCGTCTTCCAAATTAGGAGTATGAAGAATGGACTACCAACACAAAACATTTTACCATTCTCTGAAATTGTAATAGAACCAGATGATATTAATGTTTCTGGTGATGGATCAGTTGCTACTACTATTGAATTTAAAGCACCTATTTTCCTTGAAGGTAATGGTACCGAATATGCTATTGCTTTAGCATCTAACTCAACAAAATATAGTGTCTTTATATCAAGAATAGGTGAGACTGATCTGTTAAATGATACTTATATTTCTAACCAACCATACTTAGGTTCTTTATTCAAGTCTCAAAACGCTTCTACTTGGGAACCAAGTCAATGGGAAGATCTTAAGTTTACATTATACAGAGCAGACTTTATTAATTCAGGATCTGTAGAATTTTATAGTCCAGAATTGAAAGAAGGAAATGCACAAATACCTACCTTGATGCCAGATTCTTTGATTCTAAAATCAAGAAAGATTAGGGTTGGACTTGGAACAACATTGGCAGATAGTGGATATGCTAATGGTAATACATTCTTCCAAGGATCTACAAATGCTACTGGTAATTTAGTTGGTACTGCTGGAACTGCTGCTGGAACATTAAGTATTGCTAATGCTGGTATTGGATATACACCTACCGATGGTAATCTCCAATATAACAACGTTGATTTAGTAACTCGTACTGGTAGAGGTAGTGGTGCAAAAGCAAAAATAACTATTGTTGATGGTGTTGCTGTTGCTGCTACTGTAAGTAATGCAGGTGGTCGTGGTTATCAGGTTGGTGACGTAGTTGGAATAACAACTATAGGAATTGCTTCAGTTGGTCAAGATATGAGATTAACTGTGGCAGCAATTGGTCAAGTTGATGAATTAATTCTTGATAATGTTCAAGGAGCATGGTTAACCAATTCTTCTGGAATACACACAGTGTTCTATACTAATAGTGCTGGTGTATCAACTGAATTAAACTCTGGAAAACCGCATGGTCAAGGGGGTGATGTTCAAACAACTACTATCACCGAAGATCAAGATGGAACTCACATTCAAGTGAATCATAAGAATCATGGAATGTACTTTACAGATAACATAGTTAAGATTTCTGGAGTTATGCCAGATTCTAAACCAACAAAACTAACTGCTGCTTATGATGCTTCATCAACATCAAGTATATCTGTTGCGTCTGCTTCTACATTCACAACCTTTGAAGGTGTGGGTATTGGTACGACAAATACAGGTTATCTTATGATTGGTGATGAGATAATTCAATACAATACTGTTAGTGGAAATACTATTGGTGGTTCTTTACTTGAAAGAGGATCTAATCCAGTAAGTTATCCTACTGGTACTCCAGTTTATAAATATGAACTTGGTGGAATTAACTTGAAGAGGATTAATAAGACACACGGATTATCTACTACAACTGCTTCTGATGTTGAAGGATCAATTACATTTGATTCTTATAATGTTAAATTGGATATGTCAGAGAAGTTCTATAGTGGTAATGATGATAGAAGTGTTGATACTGGACATGGTAAACTTTATATTAATCAGACAAAATCTTCTGGTGGATTAAATATTAAGGCAACTCAAAATATGCCTTATGAAATAATTACTCCTATTGTTCATAACTTAACTGTTGCTGGAACAACACTTAATGCTGAAATGAGAACAATTACCAGTAAGAGTTTAAGTGGTAATGAAATACCATTTATTGATCAAGGATTTGAAACTGTAACTATTAATGAAGCTAATTATCTTAGTACACCAAGAATGATTGCTTCTAAGATTAATGAGGATAAAAAGTTAAGTTTGATTCCTGGTAACAAGTCATTGAATATGAGACTTTTATTGAATACAATGGATTCTCATGTATCACCAGTTATTGATGGTCAGAGAACATCTATTATTTGTACTTCAAATAGAGTGAACAGTATTATTAAGGATTATGCTACTGATGATAGAGTTTCTACTCTTGGTGCTGATCCAACTGCTTGTCGATATATTACTAAGGAAATTCAACTGGAAAATTCAGCAACTTCCTTAAAACTTCTTGTAAGTGCTCATGTTAATAAGGATTCTGATATTAGAGCATTCTATGCTATCAGTAATAATGAAGGATTTAAACCAGTATTTGTTCCATTCCCTGGATATAATAATTTAAATTCAAGGGGTCAGGTAATTGCTCCTGAGAAGAATGATGGTAGATCTGATTCATTTATTAAGAAGACAAATAGTTTTGGATTTACATCTAATGCTCTTGAATTCAATGAGTATACATTTACTGCAGATGAGTTACCTGCATTTAGAACGTACAGAATTAAATTTGTATTAACTTCTACAAATCAGGTCTATGTACCAAGAGTAAAAGACTTGAGAGTTATCGCACTTGCCTGATATGTATAAACTTGAAGGACATTCTGATCTTGCAAGAGATCCTAAAACAAATTCAATAGTTAATGTGAACTCAACTGATTATGAGCAATATATTGCAAGACGTTCAGTTAAGAACGAAGAAGTTCAAAAATCACAAAATGTTGAACAAGAACTTGCTGATTTAAAAGGTGAAATTAAT